TAATTTGCCACGGTCCAGTTGCAGAACTATTCTTATTTTTTATATTGTTTGGGTCGTTAGGACGTGTCTCAATATTTTTTATTCCCATTAGAACGCCAGCATCAACACCACCACCCACAATCTGTGCAGCTGCTATTGCTGCCTCGCCGGGTGTCATTGATTTTGTGTCACCAAAAGAAGCTTTCTTCTTTCCGGTCATGGCATCACCAATATAATCAATAGTGTTGGTGAATCCGGGCTTGTCTTTAACTGTATTGTAAGTTTTATCTCCAACCCACTTACCAATCTCCCAACCTAACCAACCGACACCAAGAGCTATTGTGACTTTTCCAATTACATTAGCCAAACCAGCAATGATTTTGACAAGTCCAGAACCAGTAAAGATTGCTCCAATCCCCTCCAAAGCATCTTTGAAGAAATCACCAATTTTACCTTTTGATTCTTTCTCATCCTTGTCGTCTTTCTTTTTTTTCTTTGGTCCATCACCATCAAGAGCCTGATAAATTTCATCAAGTTTGTCAAGAAGTGATTCTCTGAAATATTTCTCTTCTGAAGAATTGTATTGCATGGTCTTGATCCATTGAGAAATGTCAAGTTTCTGAGCTTTTGCGATATTGACCAACTCTTGAATACCACCATCACTACTACCAGAACCACTCATTGCAGAAGCAACTTTTCCAATAGCAACACCGCCAACACGAGCAATACCACCAACACCAGAAATCTGTGCACCAATTTGGTTCATATCATTTCTAGCAGCTGATTCTGCAATTTTTGCCTGAATGAGATTCGTCTTTTCCGCAATTTGAGCACTAATATTCGATCTAGGTGCTGTAATTGCCTTTCCAATATTCCAAAGACCACCAACAGCCCCAAAAGCAGCGTTTGTAAGCCCTGCAGCAGCCTTATTTCCGCCCGTAGCAGCACTGACTAGTCCTGATATACCATGTTGGGTTCCAGACGCTAGGCCGCTTCCTAGAGCGCCTGCAACCTTTCCGAATCCAGACCCACCGAATGGACTAGATTTTGCAAATCCGTTCAGTTCACCTTTGATGGCTTCCAATGAAGCGAACAACTGTTCACCATCCTGTTTGTCTGGAAGATTCTTTGTCTCAGACTGAAGAAGAGTAACTTGCTGTCTGAGAGCCTTTAGCTCCCTACTAGTAACATTGGCTGGATTTATGATAGATAAGGATTCAACAATTGTGTCGGCAATGGCTTTAGCTTCCTGACTATTCAGTTTTGTATTATCCAGTGCACCTTCAGCACCAATGGATGCACGTCTAAACAACTTTTCCCTTCTAGAACCAGATGGTGCTTGAGCTTCACGAATTTTGGCTAACGAATCATACTGTTGATTGATAGAAGCGTTCAGGCGCGAATCTGCTTCGTCTGCTCTACGAAGCAGTTCTTTTAGTCTCTTTTCTTCTGGTGTAAGGGGTGCCTTAGTTGCCATTCTTTAAACTCTCTATCCTCTTGTTTTCGTTATCTATCCATTCATTCAGTAAATCTATAGTAATAGACCGCTCAAAGGGTACCATTGACTCAATGGCTGTTGGTGAATACTTATACTCTTGCATTAACGTAAAGTGAAGGCGATAGTAAGACGCAAGGTCTATCTCACTACAGCCTAGGCGAAAAAATCATTCAATCCCTCTAACGTATATTCCTGAACTCTGTCACACTTTTGACATTTGATAGTAGTTGTGTAAGAAAGAGAGGGAATCTTCTTGAAGAACTCTTCAATTGGCTTCAGAGATTCTTTATCCAAATCTTTGAACCACTTCTTTAATTCTTCTATCGTTGAATCTTTAGCTGGATACTTGACTTCTTTGTCAAATAATGTTACAGCACATCTGGACATCAGTTCGTATGCAATTTCGTCTGTGTCAACTTCTTCTGATCCATTGAATTTTGCAACGACATCAAAATCTTCGAAACCGGGATATCTGAATGCCACAGCTAAGTTATCATTCAATTTTATGTTTGCGACATCCTTAAATTTCGTCTTGGCGAAGTCAGTTGTCTTGTCACCATCCTTGATGAGAAGTTTGACTTTGTCCAAATCGATAACAAATCTCGTAGTTTCCTTGCATAGTCTATTTTCATTATTCGGACATTGAGATAACTGCACAGAAGCTTTTAACTTCTCTCCAATAGAACGTCCACGAAGCTGTAGAAACATCCATTCAATATCGAATGTGGTAAGCTTGCTGATATCCAGAAGGCTATTTGTAGCTGCACCAATAACTGCTACCAAGGCATCTTTAATCTGCTCTGGATCATCAGATTCAGCTGCAGTCAAAAACACCTTTTCTTCTGCGCCTGTATATGGTCTGTATTTGACCGGCTGCTTTGTAGAAGGAATGGTTGTAGTGTAAATTGGATAAATAATGGTGGGAAGGTTAGCCATATTGAATTCTCATGATGTGTTGAATATTTATACAGCAGAACCAAACGATGATGCCAGATTTGCTGCTGTTCCGGTTGCACCTGTTATTGAGAGAACATCTGGAAGATTAATTTCTGGTAGTGGAAGAAGATCACCCAATCCACCGGGAAGGTCTGCAGGAGAAATGGTTTGATATCTTTCATAGGCCATTGAGACCCTGAATGTGACAAATTGATTCTGTGAATCCCAAGACAGACCAACTTCACTCATGTCATATGGAAAGCAATTTTGTAGTCTGCAGATGTGGTTTATTTGACCGACCGAGTTGTAGCAGTTGATCAATAGATTACCAGTATAACTGTCAAAATATCTGACATCGGTATTGTAAAGAGAGTGAGGTTGAACAAAGTCTGTCCATGCATTGAACAAAACTTTTTCTGCCATATTCTGACTCATGATAATCTCAAGGATGACATCACCGAAGAAAGAACCATTGGCTACTTTGATAACAGGTCCATAGTTTCCATTCTGATAGTCAATAGTGTTGATGTGTCGGCCCGGAAGGTTCGCTCTCATACACCTGAATCTGAAATTTGCAAGTCCGGTCACACCAAATACTGGAAGAATACTCATTGGTGGCAATAGGACACACTCAAAGTGAGCCGGGTTTTGGGCTTCTTTAGAAAATGATGCTCTAAATTCTGTTATATCGAATGAAATTTTAGTTCTCCTGACTTATCTTGATGCTGCTTTCCAAATAGAATCTGCCCATACATCTTGTTGGGATTTCTTCTTAAAGTTAGCAACTGGAAGAAATATTGCCGAATCCCATTCTGCTGGATATACTTCAACAATTTTAGAACGAATGTGGCCGTACAAATACCGCTTCAAACATGGAGAAAACGCCTTCATTTGAGAGGCACCTTTCAATATCCGATAGGAAAGTTTTAACTGTGTTTGTGGTGTAAACCTTTTATCACTAGAAATCTTATAGAGTGCATCCATCAATTTTCCACGCAGTGAGTAAGGTAAGTAATGAAAGTTGATTCCAAGGAATCCATCTTCATACATATCAACAGCAAAAATAACTGGAAATATGTCGTAGTATGGGAGTGTATCTTTGTGCTTAGGATCATAGGCATAGAAGAACATTGATCCGGGTCTGACATCTGTGACAGCACGCTTTCCTCTGTTGGCATTGGAAATGATTGATGCAGATGTGACAGAAGTTAGACTTCTAGCTTTCTCTCTATACCATTCTCTTGATTTTTTGTTTCTGGCAGGAAGGAAGCCCTGCTTGATTCCATCCGCAAGTAATTTGTCGAATACAAATGGTTTAAATCCGTCTTCAGTATTTTCTAGCTGTGCTTTTGAAATTGGCATTCTTTATCTCCCACCAATAGGAATTCCAATACTCTGTAGAACATCTTCCGACCAAATTTGAAATTCCATTTTGTTGTTTTTGCAAAAGGCAATAGCAGCTTCCCATTTATTGACATTTTTTGTATACGTGGCAATTTCTTCTAATAGCACATCCTGTCTCTTATTCTTAGTGGCCTTTGGTTTCAAGGTTTGTGAGTGTGGCTTCACCTCTACTAAAACAACACTCCCACTCTTGTAACGAATACAAAAATCGACAAAGTAACGGTGAATTTGATTATCACCGTCATACATGTATGGTACGACAACAGTTTCACTTGTCCACGCAGTGACATCGTCGTTCAGGTCTAACCATTTACAAACACCCCTTTCCCACGACGAACGACAGACGATGTTATTAACATCACCTACATATTTGTACTTGTTGATCGGGTCGTATTTACTTTTTTGCGCTGTCATCTGGATTTTGGTGGTTAAATATCAATACATCTCCACATATTTAAAGCGAAAATGGCAGACCCTACATCTACATTGGCAAGCATCAAGGTATCTTCATCACATTTACAATATCCAGTTCAAAGCATGGAAACTGGTTTGGATAAATTCATGAAATTTGATGTATATTTCAACAAGAAGCCATTTAGACAAGACCCATTACAATCAAATTTAAAGGGTAGTGTTCAGCTTCCAATTCCTGCAAATATTCAAGACAACTATAGTTGGAAATATCAAGACACCCAGTTAGGTAGGTTTCTTGGACCAATGGCACCATCAATAAAAAATGCCATCATGTCCTTATCAAAAAATCCAAGTTTTGGTGGTGCTGTTGGTGCTGTTGAAAGTATATTTGGTTCCGTGGATACAAATGCGTTAGGTGTTGCTGCTATTTCAAATATTGTCGGCATTGCAGCAGAAGGTGCTGGTTCCACTGGCGGTAGTGCAGATTCATTTTTTATCGGTGCTGCCAACCCATATTTGGTTAACAATTTTGCGGGTGTTGGATTTAAAACTTGGAGTTTTCAATTCTTCATGGTTCCTAGAAATCGAAAAGATTCTGAAGCATGCAGACAAATTATTAATTTCTTTAGATATTTCGCATCACCATCCTTTGATTCTAGTGGATCAATATTAGACACAAGCTATACATTTAAACTTGGTTTTTTTGGAGTTCCGGGTAGTTTTCCTAGTGTCGCACCCCAATCTCCAACAGCACTTTCAGCTTCTAGTGCAAATCCATATCTTCCGGTAATTCAAGAATCCGTCTTGACGGATATGCAGGTTGCCTATAATTCATCTGGTCTGTCAGCATTTCATTCAGATGGATCACCTGTGGATTATTTGGTTAGTTTACAATTCAAGGAAACAAAAATCCTTACTCAAGAGAATCTTATTAGTTCAGCATTTGCTCAAGAATCACCATCTTCTTCTCAAAATTCTGTATCTACTGCGAGCCAATAATGCCATCACTAAAATATTTCTCACAATATCCAGAAGTTATCTATACACGTCCGACCTATAGTCAGACACCTATTGTCACAGCCAATGGAACACCGATCAACTATGAAGTCAATTTGACCAATATTTTGATCAAATATGCATTCAGTGCTGAAGTAGCTTCAAATGCATCTCTATTTTATCCATATCAATGGCAGGATAGTGATCGTCCAGACCTTCTAGGTCTTCAATACTATGGTTCGTCATCTTATTTTTGGATTGTAATGTATTCCAATAATGCCATGGATGTAGATTATGATTTTCCGATGCAGTCAAAAATATTCAATGCTTTCCTAGAACAGAAATATAGAAATCCAGTCATGGTCGCAAACGGATTCGATCCCACCAACCCAACATCTCTAGAATCATTTTTAGCTCTTCCAGACACACAACGCTACGTTATGACAGTAGCATATCTGCAGTCACAAATTCAGACCTATACTCTATATTTTACAGACGAGCCAACTAATATTTTCAATATCGATTTGACACAATATAACTACTATTCAGGTTCTGGTTACACAGCTGAAGTCAATGCAGCTGCAGCACTAGGTGTGACACTTCCACCAGCTGTTGTAGGTGCCATCTCACTCTTCGAATATGAAGATACCCTTAATGAAAGTAAGAGAGCAATATCTCTGTTAGATAATGATTTCACAAGTCAGGTTGTCGCAGAATTCAATACTACAATGGGAAATCTTGTATCTAATGCCGCTCAGATCGGAGACATCTAATAGTGGCTAGTAACGCAATCAAGGGAAATTACATTCTGGATGTCTTCACCTTGACCAATTTCGATGGTAGTAATGTTTTCAATTTAAAGACTTATGTCCAAGTCATTGAATTCAAGGAAGATATCTATGAAAATGTTATTATGGGAAAAGCAACCCTGACAGATGGTTATGGCATACCACAATATCTTCCTCTGGTTGGTGAAGAGCTTTTGTCCGTTGGATTCAAAACTTCAGATGATGCGGCTACATACTTCAAAGAATTTCGAGTCTACAAGATAATCAATAATGCTCGTGATGCCAATCAGTCATCAACCAGCACATATTCAATCTATTTTTGTTCGGCAGAAATGATGATCAATGAGAGCATGAGAATCTATCGCGGATACAAGAATATGTTGACATCAGATATTGTGTCTGACATCTATCAATCATATCTCCTGAATGATGCATCCAAGACAGTGAATTTTCAGGTGACTGGTCAGGCTCAACAGATTGTCATTCCGAGTTTAAAACCACTCCAAGCCATGAATATGTTGTGTGGTTATGCTCAACAAACATCCAGTGATTCTGGATTCTTTCTATTCTACGAGAATGCAGATGGATTTAATTTTGTCAACATAGAAACCCTCTATTCTCAGGATTCTGTAGCAGAATATACAGTAACCCATGACAATACAGATGCATTGGGATTGGGTAGCACCGAATCTGCTTACATTCCAATGACCACAAATGTTCAAAAAGGATTTGATCGACTACAAGCAATTTCTAACGGACTTCTAGCAAACACAGTAGAAGGATTTGACATGCTAAGCAAGGGTTCGATTACATCATCCTATTCCTATGCGACTCAATTCTCTCAGACTAAGCACATTGAGCCGAATGCTTATCCAATCACTTCCCTAAAGAATACAGATACCACCTCACAAGCCTATAAGTTTGTCAACTCTCGTTCATTGAGAGGGAACAGTAAATATTTTATAGCAAACGATACAGATGGTGTTTCCTTTTCAAAAACATACGAACAATATCTTCCATTCAGAACATCGATGTTCTTACAGGCCAGTGCTGTTGAGATTGTTTGTATCGTAGGTGGAAATACAGACCTTAAGGCTGGCGATGTGATCACTTTGAATCTCGATGCCAGAAATGCATTGAAGAACACTGAAACTGAGCAATACGATAGATATCTGGCTGGAAGGTTCTTGGTTCGCTCTGTGACACATGTTCTCAGTGGTAAATATTTCACATCTACTCTTCTGTTAATCAAGGATTGTTACACCAAGGCAATCACTGCAGAACCAACATTCATTACCAAAGGTTAAACAGTGTTATTCGAACCATCATTTTTAGGTAGAGCAGGATTTTATTGGTTTGTCGGTGTTGTTGAAGACCGATTAGACCCATTGAAGAGTGGTCGTGTTCGTGTCAGATGTAAAGCTGTTCATACTGCAGATAAGACAGAACTTCCCACAGATACATTGATTTGGTCCAATGTTTCAACTCCTGTTTCATCTTCCTCTACCTCTGGTGTTGGAGAAACGCCAAAATTGGTTCCGGGCACATGGGTCTGGGGTTTCTTCCTTGATGGAATTGAAGAGCAAGAATCCGTCATTTGTGGGACATGGATTGGAATTCAGACTCAGGGTGCCAATTCAAATTATGGATTCAATGATCCTAGAACAGACTTTTCTAGCGAACCACAAAAAATTACACCAACCTATAGTGCTGATGGTAGTGGTAGCACCTTCCAGAATGCCCCTGTAGGCTCTTATCCACGTGCGGATAGGTTAGACGAGCCTGATACTTCAAGACTAGCTAGAAACGACTCTGGGATGGTTCCTGACCAAATTGTAAACAAAACAGCTTCCAGAGCAATTCAACAAGGAATTCCAATAGCTGGTGGTGGGTCATGGTCAGAACCAGCACTATTTTACAATGCTGTCTATCCTTACAATCAGGTCAAAGAGAGTGAAAGTGGTCATGCTCTAGAATTTGATGACACAAAGGGTGCGGAGCGTGTCCATCTTTATCATAGAACTGGCTCATTTTATGAAACCGGACCTGATGGTTCTGTCATCTATAAATCGATTCAGGACAGTTACGAACTTGTTTCTAGGAATGCTTATGAGAGCGTTCTTGGAAGTAAGTACACAACTGTAAAGGCTACTTACAACCTTTTGGCAAATGTGATTAACATTCAGTCAAATACAGCAATAAATATAACATCAATTGGAGACATTTCTTTTATAACACCGGCTGCATCATTCTCTGGAATATTGACAGTCACAGGTGAAATATTTGCTGATGGTGGAATAAGCACAGGAACTGCACCGATTACGTCTGGTGGTGGATTTACAACTGGTGGGAGTGGCTGGTAATGGGCGTCATAAATTTTTCATTTGATTCATCTCTTCCGGGTTCACTTCTCCCTAATACCCTTTATTTTATCAAGGGTGCATCTGACCAATTCTCGCTGGTTCAGACCGACCCATCTGGAACTCCTTATAACCTTAATGCTATAGCCAAAGGTCCAATCCCATTTTTGGATTTCTCTCAATCAACAACACCTAGTAATCCAGCAAGTGGGATTGATAGATTTTATTTCAAGGCTGATGGGAACGCCTATAGACTAGATTCTAGTGGAAGTGAAATATTACTTAACAGTAATAATGCGACATATACAGCTTCTGTTATTCTTTCACCATTTCAGGTGGTTCAGACTATTACAGAAACTACAGTTGGTATTGCAGATTGTTCATCACTTTCAACAGCAATTGGTGTGGTAGGAGTCACTCTCGGATCATCAATCATTGGCGGGATTATAGAAGTTGCTGTTGATGGATCATCTGTCACAGATTTAAGTTGGGCATGGACAGCAGGACTTCCTGTCTACCTTTCGACTGCTGGTGGATTGACCCAGACCCTACAGCCAATTCCAGTGATTGTTGGATATGCTATCAGTGCAACAACGATTACGGTCAACATTAATGGTCCATTCATACCATTACTTGAGGCTGCTAGCGATCCTACCGGAACAAAACTTTATATCAATAGTTCAGATGGAACACTGAGATATTACAATGGATCATGGACATCTCTAGGACCAGTTGATGGAACTACAGTTTCGATGATAGCTGGTGTATTAGGTCTTGCTCCTATAGCTAGCGGAGCAATTTTAGCCAACACAACTGGCTCTATTGCAAAACCTGCTGCATTACCGGTCGGAACTAATGGTCAGGTGTTGACAGTTGTTGGCGGTGTTCCAACATGGGCTGCTGGCGGTGGAGGCGGCGGTGGAGGCGGTGGCTCGCCGGGGCAGTACATCCAGATTGCAGACGTTGAAGTACAGAACACCCCTGGTGGAACTGCAACGGCAGACATCTGGAATGTTCGCACACTAAATATCATCGTCAACGACGATACTGGTCTAGTCACTCTGACCGGCAACCAATTTGTGGTGCCTGCTGGAAGTTATCGGGTGTGGGCAACTGCTCCGGCAGTTGTTGCAGACAATCATAAGATTCGCCTCCACAACGTAACGGATGGCACGTATCTATATGGCACGTCGGAATGGAATACAGCGCCGACACCCGGAGCGCAAACGATCTCCCGCTTGGCTGGTGTATTTTCCATTGCAACGGCAAAGACATTCCAGCTGGAACATTTCGTATCCGCAACCGATACCACTGATCCTACATTGACGTTTGGTGTCCCGACTAATGCAGCAGGTGCCAGCGAGGTCTTTGGCATCGTTGAGCTACTGAAAGTTGCTCCGGTAGTTCCGGCTGTGTCAAAGACCGTGGTTGTGCCGGTGACTGGATTTTCCAGCACGATTCCCAGTTCGGCATCTGCGCCCCTGATCGTCTATGCGATGAATCCAGCAGGAACGCTGGCAACTGGCACTTTGGTCATGCCGGCGTCTCCAATCGATGCGCAGATCGTCACGATCAGTAGCACGCAAACCATCGCCGCTTTAACGCTCAACGCCAACGCTGGCCAGTCGATTACAACCGCAGTTTCGACGCTTGCAGCAGGGCCTAGCGGAGCAGTTAGTTACATCTACGATCTGGCCAGCACGACTTGGTATCCGTCATGAAAATGGATAATTTGGCCTACAATGTGACATCAAGCAGAAAAGGGGATTGAAATGGCATTCCGCAAGATCGCTTAGTAGTTTTCGTCTATAAATAAATTACAATGCCAAATTTCACTTATAGCGATGTTGATGCAACTTTCGGAATAAATCCATTTTCTGGTGATATCACACCAGACTATGATACTGCTGCCATAAACAACAGTATCAGAAACTTGATTTTTTCCAAAAATTATGAGCGTCCATTTCTAGAATATTTGAACTGTGGCATAGAACAAGAGTTGTTTGAGATGGTGAACTCAGGTTCGGCTAACAATATTCAGACGAAAATTAGCAATGTTCTGACTACTTATGAGCCTAGGATTATTAATGTATCTGTAAATGTTGCCGTTAATTCTGCAGACAACGGCTATGATGTTACCATAATCTATTTGCCAAGAAATTCACTTCAAACACAGACTGTCAACCACTTTTTACAGAGAATCATATAAATGGCAATAACTAGAGATAGGGAACAGCTGATCAACGCAGTTGCAAGTTTGGATTTTTTTGATATTAGATCAAATATTCAGACTTTTCTACAATCACAAACCCAATTTACAGATTATAACTTTGAAGGATCAGACCTGTCTGTCATTCTTAACATTCTAGCTTACTACACATTTTACAAAGGAATCTACCTCAATTCACACATCAGTGAAATGTTCCTTTCGACTGCAGTCCAGCGTGCAGCTGCAGTAGCACGAGCAAAACAAGAAGGTTATGTTCCAAGTTCGGTCAGATCATCTTCAGCTGGATTAACTCTCAATCTAATTTCAACAGCTGCTTCACCACCAAGCGCTATTGATGTTCCACGTGGAACACGATTCACAGTCCAGCAAAATGGACAGAGATATAACTTTAGCACACAACAGGATTATTCCGCTCTTCCATTGTTAGCAAATCCTTCTGTATTTTCAATTCCAATTATTATCACAGAAGGACAATTGATCACACAGAGTGTAGATATTACCACAGATAATATTCTTGAGTCAATCACATTAACCAATCAGAACATTGATACTTCAACAATCAGCGTTATTGTTTATCCTACAGAAAGCTCATTGACTGGTTCGATCTATAATCTTCCACAAGATTTTGTGGCTATTGACAGTTCCAGCAATGTCTTCTTTTTAGAAGAGGTTGAAAATCTTCAATACAACATCTATTTTGGCGATGGAATCTTAGGCCGTGCTCTTGCTTCTGGAAACGTGGTTGACATTTCATATCTTGTCTCTAGTGGAACTGCAGCTAATGGTGCCAGCACCTTTGCACTATCCACACCAATTCCAAATGCTTCATTGAGTAATGTTTCTGGATATCCGGGTATTGTCGTGACTTCGGTCGCTGCTTCTGGTGCACCAATAGAAACAGTGGAATCAATCAAGATCAATGCACCACTTCTATGGCAGAGCCAACAACGTGCTGTTACAACAATCGATGCTGAAGCTATCGTAAAGGATAATTTCAACTATATTCAGGCAATTTCAGTATGGGGTGGTCAGGATAACGTGCCGGTTGCTCTAGGCTATCTTTTCATTTGCATCCTACCACAGGGTGCTGAACCTACATTACTCACCTCAGAACAAAAGACCGCAATTGAAACACTACTCAATGGACGATATTCTGTTTTGTGCATCCAACCGGTCGTAGTTGATCCAGATTTTGTGTTTATAGATGTTGATACTACCGTTATCTACAATAGTCTATTGACCAACAATCCCGGCGCAGTTGCATCAGCAGTTCAATCAACCATCTTGGCCTATGGTACTACTCTGCTGAATTTTGGCGACTATTTCAAATATTCCCCACTAGGAACATTGATCGATAAGTCAGACCCTAGCATCACAAATTCATTGACTACAATAAGTCTTGAGAAGAGAGTTACATTCTCTACAACAACAATGAATAGCTACTTGATGAATTATTACAATCCAATCAAGCCTCTCACAATTTCTAGTACATTGTTCACCTATACAACAGGTGAAAGTATATCCGTTGACGCTCCCGGTTCTGGATATTCCATTGGAGATATTGTAACACTTGCTACAGGTTCTCCGGGTGCAGTTTTCTTGGTTGCATCAGTTGGTGGAGGTGGATCGGTTGGTTCTCTTCAGCTACAAGAGACTGGCTATTATTCTGCTGCTACACCTACTGTGCCAGTCGTCATTTCTGGTGGTGCTACAACAACGACAGGTTCTGGAACAGGATTGACAATCAATTATACAACATACAACTATCCTTCAACATTCCTATCAGATGATGGTGCGGGAAATTTGAGATTGCTATACAACAGTGGTAGTAATCAGGTTCCAAATACACCAAGTC